GTTCTGCGGCTTGTTCTTCTTGAACGGTCCGTACTTCGCCTTCCACCTCTTGTATATCTCCGGCTTGTTTATCATCAGGTACTGCTCTTGTTTCTTGCTCTTGAATGGCATCTTCTTCAAATCTTTTGTTTATACTTCTTCTTGTTTCCTCATCGTTCTCAATAACAATATCCGAAGCCAATATCTGTGCATCGGACATATCATTTATCTTACTTAAAAAATTTTTTCTTTTAAGTTTTTTACCGTTAATTATATACTTAGCTCTTACGTTCTCTCGTATATCAGCGTCTATATCAGGTCGACCCATAACGGTTCCTATCTCATCTAAGGCAACCTGTTCGGATGGCTTACGTACTATCTTGGTTTCTGCAAGCTCTTTCAGCTCTGCATTAATTTCTTTTATCTTGTCACCAAATATTTCTTTTCTGTTTGTGGTTGAACTCAGCTCATCCTTAGCAGCCATAAGCTGCATTGCTCTATTTAATACATACCCGGATGTTTTACCTTCTGTAGCTGACAATACGTTCTGTGCATTTTGTCTAACACCAAGGTTACTTTGTATTCTTTGGTTTGTCTTCTTGCTTATCTGTCCAAGCTCTTCCATACTGTTAGCCCAATTACTAACTCGTGATGGCGTTGAGCCGAAAGCTCCTTTTAGTTCATTATTTAATCCCTCTATAGTTGCAAGGCTGTTTGCTATATCAAGATTGTTTTTACTCCTCAAGTCTAGAGCCATATTTACAGCAGCAAAAGAGCTATTTGCACCTAGACCACCTATCATCTCAGCAAAAACATCCTTCATATTTATGCCTCTATCATATGATACCTGTGCTAAGTATTCTCCAACACCCTCAGATAAAGGGTCAAATAAAATTCTTTCTGTTGCTTGAGCCGCTAATCTTCTTCCTATACCTGCAGTTTTTCCTACATTAAAAACTCTACCCGCCATACGTGCAGCGAAAATGTCTGTTAATAAAATAGGTATACCTCTTTTAAATCCTTCTTCGTTTCCATCTTTCCATACCTGAGGGTCATTAAATGCTTGCTCGACCTCTTCAGGAACCATAGGCTTGTAATTGTTTTTTACTATAGCATTCATAATAGCATTGGTATATTCTAAACCAAAAGTTGTTGCCATAAATCCTGTACGGAAACCTTGAAATAAACCTGCGATACCTCCGGGTATAGTACCTACAGGACCTGCAATAGCGGTTCCATAAGCTGCTCCTGTTGCAGTTCCTATCGCTGTTGCAGCGGGTATAAGATACTTACCATAAGGAAGCATCTGAGATAAACTTTCTCCTGCAAACTGAAGAGCCATGTCCGCAGGACTATCAGAAAATGAATCCCATATCTCTCTAAAGCCTTTAGCTCTATGGTATCTGTTAAGCTCTTGACTAGTCTTACCGGTATTCATGTCCTCCATATAGTCCACGTACTCGTTAGCAAGTTCTTTTGTAGTCTTGCCTGTAAGACCAAGACTCTTCTGTAATATTACAGCACCCATTTCACCTCTAGCTTCTCCTATATCCATAGAGTTGGTAACTCCTGCCCAACCTTCTACTATTTCACCACGTAAGTTTTTATCAAACTTAGAGTCTAAATATGTTTTTGAGACCTCATATTTGTCTGCAGCCACTTGAGATAATTTTTTAGATGCTTCATATGTTGTGAGTATGGCATCCTGCATCTCAGCTTCTCTAGTGGTTTTAGGTTCATACTTAGCAAGCTCCTGTAAACTTAATCCAAAGTTTTGATATGAAGATGTGTTCAGCTCATTGTCTACATATGTTGCTGCAGCATTAGTCTTTACTGCTTCGCCTCTTATATCCTGTAGCTGTTTATCTATAAACACATCATACTCATCACGCACCTGCTGAATGTCATCATCAAGATACAGGTCTGTAAGTTCATCGTATCTTTTGTTATATTCCTTATATAGGTCTAAGTAATCTGCTCTTAGCTTACCTTCCTTAGTATAGAACTCACTAAACTCTTCCTGTTCGTAGGGACTTAACTCACTAATATCAAAACCTCTTTGGTCTTTTGAACCACGCTTTAGGCTTTCAATAAAAAGAACCTTATCTCTTGCATCCTCGTATTCGTCTACTTGATTTTTTATTGACAGATAATCATATCCTTTGTCTGCAAAAAAACGGTCTGCTTCTGCATCAACATTTGATATATCTTTCCAAGAACCTCTAGCAAACTCATCTGCTTCTTCTGCGGTTTTAAAATAAAAAAGTTCTCCTCTTTTTTTTGCTTCTTCAAATGCTTCCATACCATCAAGCTCCATCCAATACATTGGCTTGTTTGATTTTATTTCAGGATTCTTTTGAAATAAGGTAGGATATGCTACGTTTTTACCGTCAATGTTTGCTGACTCAAACAGGACAGTTGATTCTGTACCGTCATCATTTATACGTGGTACGTCTCTAAGATATTTAGCACGAATAGCAGATTGCACTGAGTTTGTCTCTATTTTTTCTACTTTTTCTTCAGGTTTATATGCGTACTTTGTTACAAAATTTTTGAGTTTTTCTGCTTCTACTAGAGCGTTGCTATCAAACCAAGTATCTAGGTCTATAGTTTCCCTAACTACGTTGCCATCAGATAGCGTTTGAGTAACCTCCATTGCATCTCCAACACCAACGGGTCTGAACGTAAATCCATACCTCCCATATAAATCGTTAAAGTATTCAACAGCTTTATCTTCTTCTGTTTGAATTGATGCTAAGTCTGTTTTGTTTAACGCTTCATTAAAATCAGGGTCTTGAATAATCTCTTCTCTTCCTTCTACTGCAGTGTTTATTGCAGCTTGACGTTCAGCTTTTTCTTGTGCCTGAAGTTTATTTAGTTCAGGTTGTTCTAGCTCAACCATAAAAGATGTAAATGCTTGGTCAGCTGCTATTTGATTTTTTCTGTCTTTATCTTCAATGTCTGAAGGTATTTGAAACCTAAAATCTGAAACACCTCCCACCCCTGTAGTTGGCTGTGGCGGAGCTTCAGGTGGCAGATAGCCTGTCTCCCTCATATCACGAGGTTCAAACCCATATAGCTCTTTGAATTGTTTTTTAGCTGCGTCTATTTTAACCTGACGCTCATCCTGAAGTGCAGCAGGACTTATATCATACTCAATGATATCCTGTGATAAAGCCGAAGAAGTATCGCTTTCCTGAGGCTCCTGTGTAGGAGATACCGTACCTTCCATCGGCTCCCCATCGAGTTGCGAATCTTTTTTTTTTATGGTTACATCGTTCAAGAAACTTTCAATAGGATACCCAACTTTAAATGCTTGGTCTAGTCCACCTAATGTATTATATATCTCTGCAGCATATTTACTATCCTGCATATCACTTATAAAACCCTCCAAAGAATAACCATCAGTGAAGCTAGGGTCTAGAGATGAGATTTGACCGTATAATGTTTGTAAGTATTCTTCTTCCATTTATTCTTCTTTTTTACCCCCTGAAGGTCCTTTTTGAAATTTTATATTAGTTTGTTGAGCTGCCGCCTTAAATGCATCTGCTTCTGACTGAAGACCTTTTCTATAAATCTGTTTGTCTTTATCTGACATGTTGTTAGAAAATCTCAATATTCCTTTTTCTATTCCTGCTTTTTCTATTAACTCAAGTTTTGATGCCGCATCTGTTGGGTCACTTAAATCCATTTCAAACTTACTTTGGAACTTCTCATTCTTACCTAGAGTTACATTTACTTTTTGATTATTAAGTTCAACAGTAATGTCTCCGGGTTCGATACCCTCGATATTTGCTAGTTGCTCCTGAAGAAGATTTTTTAATTTTTTTCTTTCTTCAAGAGTTGTATTTGATTTTAATAATGGAACAATAACATCATTGTTAAATGCCACTTCGTTTTTAACAGTAAACGCTTCAGGGAAGGATAACTCTCTTGCTTTTGCAATACCTCTAGATGGTTTAAATCGTATAGTGTTAACTTTTTCGCCTAGCATGTCCTGATACTTAGAACGTTTTAATATATCATCAACGTTCTGTATTTTTTGACCTTCAGATAAAACAAAGTTTACTCCTTGTTTTATGAATCTTGATAGGTCAGTTCCGTATGATAATGGTTCATCGTTTTTACCTGATGCATCTGTATATCTAATTATAATACCATCAGCTGTTGGCTCAATAGCTTCTATATCTTTGTTGAGTGCACGTAAATTATTTGCTGCTTCAAATTTTGCAGCGGCATCCCCATAAAATAATTGTCCAAAATTATTTAGTGCATCATTTTGATTTTTGTTTCGGTCACCAATCGCAACCTCAGTTGGAGTAATAGCTCGTGATTGAGGAGTAAACCCTGCTCCTGTTGTTTGTCTCTTAACATCAATGTTAGCACGTATAGCAAGTTTTAGTTCTTCTTCTACTTTTTCTTTTTGTCCTTCCTTAAATACAGGAGTCCCTGCAGGATTTTCTGAACGGTCCAAATAAATTAATGAACCTGTTTTGTCTGCATCAAATTCTTTTTTATCAAATGTAAACGTATACTTATCACCTGCTTCGGTCTGTAGTACCTTGTCTGTTAATACAGAAGCAATATCGTTTCCATTACGCATCATTGCTGATACTTGAGTTTTTTCCCACTCCTTATATGTAGCTGCAAACTTTTCTCCTTCTAAACCAAAGTCGTGCTGCTTAGCGTCAATCATTGTTATTATGGTATTAAGCTGTCTGCTACCTCCAATCTGAACAGCACTCTGCTCTAAAGCTCCTAGTTGTTCTGCTGCTTTGGATGCACTACCATTCAAATCAAACCTATCATACTTCTGCTTAAGTCTTTGTCTTAACTCATTTACTGTAGCAAAATCAGTTGGTTTCTTGCTCATCTCCATTACCCCGGTCTTAGGGTTTTTAACCATCCTACCTATACTTACAACACCATTAGTGGGATTAAGGTATCCTTTTACTTGTCTAAGATTAGCAAGACCTTCTACTGTTTCAGCTTCCCACATCTCACGATAAGAAGACTCATCTCCTTCCCAACGCTTCATTTTCTCCGTGTATTCTTTCTGATACTCTTCAGCTAGTCCAAATAAATTTGTAGTTCCATCAATAGCATTTTGCCTTCCTATTGTGTAGTCCTTTACTTTAAGCTGACCGCTTTTTAAAAGACGGTCCTGCATTAGTCTAAACTCCTGAGCGTTTCCTGCAAACTCTAATGCAAATGTATTGCCCGCATCATAGTCACCTGTAGGAGCGTTTGCTAACTCTTCTCCATATTCTCTTGTAGCCTTATCAATAGCAGCTTTTTTATCCTCACGGAGTTGAACCTCCTCCTTGAGCATATCGGACATATTCTTTCCAATCTCTGCCCAATTTATTTGCGTATCTGCCGAACGTTCTGCGTACCTAAAGTAACTCATTATTTAAATGGCGTTATTAATTTTCTATCAAATGCAGGGTTGGTTGCCAACTCACTAGTAGAGGTAGGATTAAATCCTAGAAGGTCTATTAACTCTTGAGACACATCTTGATTCAAATTTGTTGATTCAAAAAGATTCATTCCTACTCCGGGTATAATATTATTTGCATCCATTATAAGACTTGTGTCAACCATTTTATCAAAACGTTCCACATTTTGCGTGTAATCTCTTAGGTCTTTTAATTGGTCAATAGTAAACCTATCCTCATCTGTTATAAAATCTTGAAACTGTAGTGCTGACATATCACCTAATCCTGAGGTGTCTACACCACCAAACATTCCTCGTTCTGCTAACTGCTCTTGTAACTGAGGGTTTCTTTTGAGAGCTTGCTTAGCTAATCTAGCTGCTTTTGTTTTCTGATATAAAGGAACAAAAGATGCCGCTGCTCCTAGCGATGCAGTAACTCCTTCGAAACCTTCTTTCATTGATTTTTGTTTCATCTCTGCTGCTTCTCTTGCTTTTAGCTGAGCACCTGCAGCTTCCTCCATCATAACGCCTACTTTTAGGTCTCTTAGTCTTGAATCTTCTGCTGCTATTAATTTATCTAAACCAAACTTTCTCTCTTCCATTTTTGCTGCTTGGTTTTCTAATAGAGCTTGATTTGCCATCACTGTTCTACCTGCTGTTGCTGCAGCACTTCTTGGGTCAGCTTCACCTGCTGCTTCCATTGCAGTTTTATAAGCCTGTCCTGCTCTTCTAGCTAAATTTTGGTCTGCAAGTTTTGGCAAACCTAAACCTTCATATACGTTTACGTCAAGCTCTTTATATATTTGTGATACTTTAGTAGCCGCTTCTTGATTAGCTCTTTCCATTTCACGTTTAGCTTCAGCCATCTGAGAAAAAGACATTCCTGTTGTCGCTAAAGTATTAACTACCTGAGCACCCGCTGCAAATGCTGCAAATCCTACTGCCATATTATTAAGTATTTTTGGTTAATGATAAAAATGTATTTCCACAAAGATACTAAAATTAGGGAAATGATTTCATTACCTCTGCTTCTACTGCAAATAATTCTGATGCAGTTTGAGATTTTCCTATTGGTAATTCTAAAACAAACTCACAGTAATGACCTAATACTCCGTGAGATTCTGCTATTGGGTTCTTAATATATAAGAAATAAGCATCCTGAATTGGTATAGGATTAGTAGCTCCCGGCACTGCAGTTGAATCAATTACAATTTGATTAATACCATTTACTTTATCTACATTTATCTGAGTAATAACACCCGCAAAAATAGGCGTGGTATAAGGAGGTAGTGCATAATACAAATAATCACCCACACTTACTATACTTCCTATGTTTACTGACAAAGCAAAGTCTACTTCATATGAGGCTGCTGCACCACCAACAGCAGAACTTTTTGAGATACCATTCAATGAACGTAGCTCAAACTCAGCTTCTGTTACGTTAGCTCCTGTGGTTCCATCGTTCCTTACAAAAGCAAACCAAGCATCTTCTTTTTTCTCAAACCAAGCATCATCAATATATCCTGTTGTCTGAATGTCTGTAGTTAGATATGCTTCCCAAGAATCATCAGCCTCAAGATTTAGAGTTTTAAATAATTTATTTGTTAAAGGCTCTTGATTAAATACACTAGTTAAAGTAGCAGCATAGTCAACTCCATAAAAATTACAGTGCGTATCATTTGTATTATGACTATATATATTACCACCCTTAAAGGTGTAAAAAAACTGATTCATTCCTATCATATAATCAGGAAAGAATGAATAAAAAGAAGGGAATCCTTTTGATGATTCGCTATATGTTAGTGTATAATTTGTTGCCATATCTTAACAGTTTGCTCTAGTTATTACTACTCCATTTGCATCAACCTCAATATACTCAGTTGCATTTATCTTATAAAACCCTTGTGCTAATACATTACTTCCGTATACATCTGAGAACACCCAATCATTTACTGCCGGGTTTCCTGCTGTTCCTGATACCGGTGCGTTATAATATGTTTCTCCTATTACATACCCACAAGCTGTAGGAAAGTTAGGTCCTACAACAGACGAAGAATATCCTGTAAGCAACACAGGACATTGTACTTCTACTGTAAATGATGTTGTAGGACAAGTTCCTACGATATCAATGTTTATATTATTTGGAGATGCAGCTACCTTTGGTATAACCATAATGCAATCACCGGGTGCTGAACCTGAAGTTAAACTTATTTCTCCTGCTTGAGGCGTTATATCTTCAGTCAAACCTGTGTCTTGAAAACCTACTCCATCTTTATATTTATACTTAATAATATTACTATATGTTGTCCCTGCTGTAGGACAAGTACCACCTGCTTGCCCAAGATAAGTATATCCACCCGATACTGTGCTTCCGTGATATCCATCAACAGGAGAACTTAGTTTATTATATAACACACCATTATATGTGGCTCGTATACCATCGGGTATGAATACAGGGATAAACTTAACAATAATAGCACCTAATGAACTTCCTACATCAACATTAAGTTCATATACACCATCGTTCAGTAAGCCTGTACCTATTAGACTACCACAAGGAGTTAAGCACTCCGGGCAGCTTTGTATAGGTCCTAGTATTCCACTAACCTGCTCTCTGCTTATACCACTCCCATCAGCATAGAATCCATCTGCACTAATAATGGTTAATGCAGCATCGTCAAATACTGTTGTTGAGTTAGATAGTGTCGTTCCGTTTAAGTAATGTGTAGTTAAAGGCATAATTTATTTTTTTTAACAAGTACAACAAGCATCTTCTATTGTTGCTCCAAAACATAATTCATCTTCAGTTGATAATCTATAGTCCCAAATCAAATACAAATAAGCTCCTGTATTCGGCATTGTAAATGTAGCAGAGTATCTATCGGGTGCATCCGTACTGTCTATTGCAGGTACTCCACCATCGGGGTCAATTAGTATTTCTGCTAACAGTAACTTTATATCTGCAATAGTATTATAATATCTTGTGTTGGTTCTCAGATATCTAAAGTTATTAGGTGTCGGAGGAGTAGGAAGAGGTGAAATCACACCTTCGCTAAATACAAAGTCATCATAATTTATCTTATTACATATCATACTGACAGTAGCTGAATCAGCAGGAATAACTCCTGCTCCTTGAAGCCCTGTTATTTGGTCATAATCAGATATCACAAACTCAGTTGTATTGTCATTGTCGAAAGAAACTAATCGTGAATGTAATGGCGATACAAACGTGCCGTCAGTCCAACTATATTCGCTATGTATGTACTCACCATTGATTGCATCGCTTGTAATAGATATAGGTATAATAGTAATAGTCTCTGCTTCAGGACAACCAACCGTAATACCTCGTATGTAGCTTTTGTTTGTTGAAGAATTTTCAACTACCAAAGTAACCTTTTGGTCAGCAACAGAACTCTTCTGAATAGTTATTGTATCGCTAATAGGAGTGGTTGCACTAAAATATGTATTAGTAACCCCTGCATATGTATAGTCTATCCTAAATGAATTATTCCCTGAAACTGATGAGTCTATATCTATATCTATAGTCACATCTCCAACTAAGTCTCCTACGTCAACGCAGAAATCATAAGAGTTGGCTACGTCCACAACAATATTACCCACTATTATTCCGCAATCTATGCAGTCTGTAACTACAGGCTTTGGTGTATTGTTTGAACTAAGTACGTACTCATTCATATAGGGGTCGAACCCACCTAACTTTTGAGTTTCAAATGAATCTATGAATAGGTCTCTAAACCAACTACGCATACCCTGCTCTGATATAACATTTAGTTGTTCGTTTTGAGCTGAACTACCTTTTAATTGTAATACCGCACCACGTTTTGCATCTGTAAAGTATTTGTCTTTACCCCACTGAATAAAACTTTCAGGATGGTTAGATATACCGTAGTCCTCTACACGAGCAATTTGTTTCCCTAGTACCTCAGGCACTGATGTTAACGCAGTTCCTGCTCCTGCATCTGATAATAAATTTTTACCTTGAAGTACATACGATATTTTATCTTCTTGCAGTGTAAGGATATCTGTTTCTCTACCTGACAATATTTGTATTGGACCGAACGTACGTTCAAGTGGTTTAAAGTTAAGAAGACCTAAATTAAATTCATTTAGTTTATTTATATTACTCTCTTCGTTATATACACCACTGTATGTTAGGTCAGCAAAACGATGTGCTTCTTTATATTCTTGTTCACTTGTAGTAAGAACTCTGTTACCTAAGTTAAATGACTTGCCAACAATAGAGTCTCTTATTTTGTAACTCTCAGCTCCATTACCAAATGCATAGCAGTTCATGAAATCTGTATCAACTACAGCGGAATCAACATTTGTTTGGTCTTGAGAATTACCTTTATGTCTACCGGGATACTCATCTAATGTAACAGGGTCTACATAAGTATAAGTCTCATACGTATCAGCAGATTCATACCACACATCGGGCAAAGCATCCTGTGGCTCTGATTCAAATATAACAACACCATCAGCCCTATATACATCAATGGTAGCAATAGCAACAGAACGTTGTCCTGCTTTTATGCCGTCTTGAACTGTACCGTTCATGTTTAAATAGCTAGGTATAGTAGTTCCATTTCCCTCTGTATACCAAAATATGTTTTGGTCTTCTGAAGGCTGTATAGGCTGAATGCCTGCAGCGACAGCAGTTGGATAAAAAAAGTTTGAATTATTTTCTCCTTCAAACGAAGCCCTATTTAAAAATCCTTGAAAGTTTTCCCCTACAAGAAATTCAAACATATTGTCGTAATCTCTTGATGCTTGCATAAATACAGACAAGAACATTGTTCTTTTTTTAGTATTTCCTTTTCCTGTTCTGTAAAAGTTTAGATTTACACCTACTCTAGAACCAAAAGGCACAGTGTAATCAACGTAATTACCCGCTCCATCCAACACAGACATTGGATAAGTTATAAGAGGATATGGTCCCGGTGGATTAGCACTAGGGTAGTCAACTATAAATCCATATTGTGTATCATTACCAAATTCAGCTCTTTGTAGCCCATATAATACACTAGCATTCTCTTGCTCAGTTATGCTTAGTTGATTTGTGCCTACTTTCATATAAGCACCTACTAAACTTCCTGTTTCAATTTCATTTTCTGCGTATACTTTCTTTTCTAATACAGTAACATAAACACAGCTTGTTGTTGGTCCTGAAGAATCTTTTTTAACAATGAGTCTATCTCCAACCTCAATTTTTTGAGAGTTCTCTCCTTCTAAAAAAAAGTATGCATAGTTAGCATCAGCAGTTCTGTAGTATATACTACTATATATAACGTCATAATTTTCTTCATCAGGCTTTATAACAAACTTATAGTGCGTTGCCCATTCAGGTGCTATTTGTCTTGGCGGTATATCTACCTGTATATAGTTTCTGTTTTTAGATGAGCTACAAGGAATATGTAAAGAGTTGTTGTTGCTAACAAGTGCGGTGCTTGAACGACCAAAGTCATCCATATAAACTATACCTGTTTCATATCCTCTATTACTGTGAAGGCTTCCTATGCTAGGGCTTGTTCTAATAGTAGCACTTGCAAATGTTACATCATAAAATTCATATATATCTTCGGTTATGTCCGTACCAACAGTTACATCATTTACAAAACGCATATAAGGTAACTTAAAGATTATAACGTCTTCTAGTAATCCGGTTCTAAATGCTATAATATCTATCGGCTCATTTTGTTGATACCCTGTAACACCAACAAGGTCTGCACCGCTTACAGCACTAGCGTATTTTGTTACAGAGCCGCTTGTAGTGGCAGAAGGCAAGGTGTTAGGTATAGCACAATTAAAAGTATCTGTAAATGTTATTCCATCACAGCTTGTAGGGTCAGGAAGAGGTGCGTATACGGGGTTAATGTTTTTTGGACTAATGCTTCCTACTTTATTTACAAATTCATTACTTGTTGCTAACTCATATACACTATTGTAATTGTTATTTAAAGTAATAGAAAAAGAAATATCTATTTCCCCTGTTTCCGATGTTGGCTGAGGGTTACCTGAAGGAGCAAAAATAGCGTGTTTAAATGATATGTCAAATGTTAATGTGTTCCCGGCTTTAAAATCTTTTACAAAACTTCCTATATTAATAGTTGCTGAACCATCTGTTGGGTCGCTAATACCCCTAGATGGTATAGTGTAGGTAGTAGCAAGCTCACTTCCCTCTACTTCATTTTCACTTATATCATCAGCTACTAACTCAACAGTATATTCTATTTGAGATGTAGCTCCTTTGTAGTCAATTAAATCATATCCATCTATATAGTTTCCATACACAAGCCTATTGCCCATTATAGTCTGAGCCAAAGCAAATCTAGGTACATTATCATATAGTCTTAATATTTCAGAATCACGAAGTACGGTAAATATATTACTATTAGTAAACGTGTATGTTTCTGTTGAGTTGTCTGAAAGTCCTCTATCTTTTTTATTGAATTTATCAATTACTTTTATTTCACTATTGTCACCTTCCTTAAATAACAAATCAATACTCTTAACTAGAGGACCTCCTGTATTATAAGACACTAATGCTGAATTGTAGAGGTTTGTCATACCCTCATTCAAATTACTGTTTGGGTTAAAATCAAAATCTTTGGGAATAAATGCAGGTTCAGAAAAAGGAGATGTCGCAGAGTATTCTCCATCATCATATCTGTATCTATACGCAAAAGAAATAAATCTATCTTCTAAGTAGTTATCTTCTGCAGAGGGAACTTCTTGAAGAGTAACCTCAGGAGAAAAAAGGGGTGGTCTTTTTATAACTAATAATTTTTCTTGCAACACCAATGGCTCGTTGTCAAAGTCCACTATTCTAGGTGCAGATAATACAGGATTAGCATAACCTTTTCTTACATTTATAAATCTAGGTGGGTTTAGGTTGTCTGTAAAAAACAATAAGTCTTCTACTAAATCTACTCCTGTTATTAAATATTTTAAATCAAAGTTTAATGTTGTGTTTACATCACCACCATCATTCACGCTTATAACGTGGTAGTCAACTATATTATCATTAACATTATATGATACTATCAAGTCTATTTTCCCTGTTGGAAATAATGATGTAGGTAACCCGGCACCATCTCTAGCAAAGTATGGGTCGTGAACAAACCAATATATTGTTTCGTTAGCTCCATCCTCAAATGCACCAATACATCTAGCCTGTGAGCTTAAGTTCTCATTGTTGTACTGAAGAGTAGTAAGCTGTGTATTACCCTTTGTAGTTTCAACTGAGCCAACTTCACTAGCTTCCGTAGAACCTAATCTAACATTAAGTGCATCTACGTACTCACCATTAGGAACGAGTCTCTCATCAAGACTCTTATTCATTCTACCTAAAACAAAATTTCTTTGTGTATTCGCCATATTATTTTAGCCATTTATCTTTACCCCTCATATTCATTAGTAATCTTCCGGGATGTATATTACTTATTCTAATCTTTGCGTTTCTTAACAATGCACTTTTTCTTTTACGTGCTCTTGCAATTATATATTCCTGAACTCCTAATTTAGAATTTAGTATGGCGTGTTCAATGTGTGCGTACACATATTCTTCAAATAATTTATTTACTGTAACGTCTACATCGTTTCCGTTTTCCATTCCATCTGAAACGTACTCAAGAATACAGCTTTGATTAGACATATCAGAACTAAAGTTAATTACCCCTGACTTTTTATCTACTCTAAAAGTTGGATTTGAATTTGCTGTCTCTGTGTTTAAACCAAACCTAGCACCTATCTGATAATCAAAATACCAAACCCCATCACAACAGTAACCCTCATATCCATTGAACGGATTGTTAGCGTTTAGGTATATAGACTTCTTGCTACCTGTTATTCTGTCGTAGTCAATATTTGAGAACTGAGGACTTAGAGCATTACCGTCTACGTCAAATAATATTCTTGAATTATTATCCTGAAGATAAGCACTACTCCAATTGGTTTGAATGTTTTCAGTTAAAGGGTACAATAGACCATCTTTATATACAGATATCCTAACCCAATTAACATAATCAGATGGCAGTACATATCTTAATGTATTACCTACGTTAAGTTCTAAAATTTTTATTTCCTTAAACGCATCATAGTTTAATTCTTGTATAGCTCTCTTTGCGTGAAACAATACCTTAAACCTCTCCTCATTATTTACAAGGTTATGGTTCCCGGCATACATCAACATAAAGTTATTTACTATATCATATAATGACACATACTGATATGACCCCCAATTTCCATCTTCAGGTGCGGCACCTCCGTTTTCGTAATATTGATACTGTGATATATAAGCCATATTTTATTATTTTTCTTGTTGGTCCTCAAAATTTTCTAACCCTTGTCCAAACTGAACAGCCTGTAGCTCTCTTATAGACATACCTGCATACTGCAATATCTTTAATACCAACGTTGGTTCATCCGATATAGATAACTCAAAGTCTTGAAAGTCCGGTTGCGATTGGTCAAACGATGGCTCTCCACCAATTAAATTTATGTACGTCCACTTAGGGTCTTTAGGATATCTAATGTACTGACATTGAACTGCACCTATAGTATTTACGCTTACAGGAAACAAAGACAATGTCGGCTCTTCTTGCGTGTAAGCCGGGAACATTGTAGATGGTGCTGTAAGCAATGAGTTGTTAAGCATAGTTATTTTACTATGTGTAACCTTCTCAGCTTCGTTAACCACACTGTCATCATAGATTACATATTGATTTCCTGTAGCAAGAAAGATATTAGCATCTAGTGTAAGTATTGATGATGAGTTTACGTTAGTAACAATTGCAGTTGTGTTAGTTGTAATGTTACCTACAACATCTCCTACCTGAACACCTGAAGCAATAAAGTCACCTGTGGTATTACGTAGTTCGTTAACAACAACAGTGTCGTTTGTTCCGCTAGCCAATAGCCTTGTATATACAAGGACTTTATTAAGTAAGTAATAGTCATCACTAGTTGTTGTTTGACTAGGTGTAAAAAATTTATTGTTATTGTTGTGCGATAAAAAATTGGTTTCTGAAAAAATATTAATTACCTCCCCATATCCTTTTGTAATATCAGCATATCCTGTGCCTGACTGACGGGCATTCTCTTTGTTCAGTTGATAGTTATACTGATAAAAATAATCCTCGAATATATCCAACTGAGCTTGCTTAGCAAATAAGTTAAAATCAGAAGGAGAAATATATCCGTAATTATTTTTGTTCAGTATAGACAATACTGTGTTTCTAACCGAATTTATCATCTGTAATACTTTTCACAAAGATAGCAAAAAAAAAGAGTCCGATTAAAAACCGGACTCCTTGTTAATATATGCAACCGCTATTAAAGTTGTTTCTCTAAAAACTCTAATACACTTACTCCTTCGTCTGTTTTAAACCAATCAGATAAATATTCAATTGGGTCTACACCAAACGGAATGGTAGTCATTCTTTTTTTATTACCCTGAAGATTAAAGTAAACATCTCTTTGTTTATTTCTAAAGGCTAATATTTTGTTATCAAAAAACTGCTGTATAGTAGACTGAAGTTTTAAAGATGGGTCTGAAAGTGCCCGTAAGAAAATCTCAGGACTATTTTTAGCAAACACCAATACATCTCTTTTTAGTTCTGCTGTGCTTACCTTAGACACATCTGTTGAGAATAAAACTCTACTTACATTCTCAAGCTGTTCTATGCTTAGTTGCTTTGCTTCTATTAAAGCATCTACCTCAACATTAAGTCTTTCAATTTCTTTTGCGGCATCTTGACTAAAGTCTACCTCTATGAATTTCTTTCCATTAAGTGGGTGGTAGTGTAAGAACTCCTGTAGCACAGGATTGTTTTTAGGGACACGTAACATACCATCTTCAAATATGATGGGTTCAACAATTACTGTTCCGTCTTGTTCATCTTCAAAACAACTCTTTTGATTTCTTGAGTATCTTAATGCTCTGTTATAACCTTTCTCTTCATCAAAGTAAAGTAAAGGACTTCGAGCGTGGTTTCTTGAAGGGATAATGCACGACAATGGTGCTCTGTTTCTTGTGAGTTTATAAACTCTATCTTTTAATTCTAATTTCATTTTAATTTAATTTAATTTTTAAAAAAAAGGTAAGGGTGTCCTGTAGGACACCCTACCCTTATTACTTATTAGTCTTCGAACAATACGAAGTTGTTTGCACCCATAGTACAAATACATCTCTCAGATAAGTAGTTAACTTGCATAGCATCTAAATCAGATGTTGCCGCACCACCTGCTGAACCTGTAATCCACGTTTTGTAACGTCTATCTTCAGTTTCTGAAGCTCGGTAACGTACGTGTAAGAAAGGTCGCTTAGCATTCTTTCCAAGAACTTGGTCATATACAGTAGTAGAACCTGCAGGAACCATAAGACCATTGATAGCACCTGAACCACCAACACCAACAGCACCTCTTGTGAGTCCGCCACGCATAGTTGGGTCATTCAAATATTTCCAATCAGTCTTGTAGAAGTCATACCCTCTACGGAATCCTGAGAATCCTAAGTTAAGAGCCATTTCCTCATCGTTGTCAAATAGTCCGTAAGACGTACCACCTGCACCATAAGAATTTTGAGCTGCTAACATATCATCAATTGCGAATCCAAATGCTCTGTCAAGGAAAAGTACGTTCTCCTCGATAGCTCCTTGAGAATCTAATCGTCCAATAATGGTATCAAAATCTGCAAGTGCATTAGGAACACCACCTGTCCAAAGATTACCTCTCTCAGATACTGAGTAGAATACACCCTCAGAACCTTTGTAACCTAATTGCTGAGCATTGCTCTGACCACCAATAGGAGTTGTAGGTGCTACTGCAGGAACTGCTTCAACCATAGATGTCTCTAGATAATCATCAAAACGCAAACGAGTTTCGTGCTCTGATTTCATATACCATAGATATCCTGTTGCTCCGTTTTCTGTAGTTACTTCTACCCATCCAATTTGAGCCATATCAGAACCTGATACCTCATACTTATCTTTTAAGATAATAGGAGAGTTCTCAAAGATGTAGTCATCAGACTCAAGAGAACCTTCCATCCCTGTTGTTCCTTTCTTAAATTCAGAACCGTAGATAAATACAGTAACGTCAGAATTTCCAACACCTGTACCTGAGGTTACAAGACCACCTGCTTCATAAAAAGCAACTGTGAACTGAATTGGAGATGCAGTTAAATCGACACTAGATACGATACCTTTGTTCTCTCCTGAACCATCATTCTGTGCAATAACAACAGTTTGTCCTTCTCTTATGGCAATACCGCCTGTAGCTGAGAAAGGAACCTGTCCTGTGGTAGTAACACCTGTAGGAGCAGCCGGGTCATTAACCTGAAAAACTGCTTCACTTGCTGCTGCTGTAGCTGCAGTACCTACCTGTGAATATTTCACGTGTAGTCTACCTTGCTCCGCCCACTTTACTAAATCTGAATTAGAAGGAAGCTCTGCTCCTACCATTCTTAAGAATGAACTAATTGTTCTGTTACCATAACGCTCAAACTCTTTCTCATAAGTATCAGGAAGATACTGATTTAAAAAGTCAAAGTTAGTTATGTAGTTTGTTGACCGTGGCACTTGCTGTGCTGACGGTTGAAGGTCAAAACCGGACCCTGAAAAATTACCTGACATTTTTTTTAATTTTTAAAATTGTTTTACTTTTTTTTACTTTTAATTTTTAAGCCTCTACTACTTGGTGTAGATACAGACCTAATTTGCACACCATCCTTTGTACGTGCTACTTGAGGTGTTTTACGCTCTGTCATATCGACATTTTTCATCTTACGTGTAACGTCCTCAGTTGCATCTGATTTACCCTGCTCATAAAAGAACGAAGCAAACCTTTCCGGATTCATTGCGATGGCTAGTGACCTGTGATAACCTTCAGCGTCATTAATAAGCCCTGTCTCTTTATCCATAAATTTTCTTACAAAAACTGATGAATCTAACTGAGCTTCTTTTATCTTCTGTGCATCACCGGGATTAAAATTCAAAGTAGCGTCCCCTATCTTGAAATCAAAACCTTTGAAATCTTGGAACACCTCATCGGTTTTATCAACAAACCAATTTCTTTTTCTTGTTAATTCCTCTTGGCTACTCTTAGCCGAGTTCAAGTATTGCTTATACTCTTCAAGTTCTTCTTGAAGCTCCGTAGAAATTCCAACCGTGCTTGACTCAAGGGGTTGTTTGTACATTTCTTTTTGCTCGTTAAAAAACTTTCTTGCTTTAGCAATAGCTTTTTTCTTTATCAACTTTATTTTCTTTACATCTTTTTCATCATCAAGTTCTTCATCATAGCTGTAATCGTCCATAAGAACTTCTACATCTTCTGAATCAGTAGCCTCTCCTGAAGCAATAAGATATTCAGATAAAAGTTGGTCATCTTCCATAGAAGAAAAATCTCTGTTTAGTTTTACGTAATCTTCGATTCCTCTGCCTGTGGTTTTTTTATAATCAAAGTAAGCCTTAACATCTTCAGGCAACTCTTCGTTTGATTCTTTTTCTTCAAAGAGTTGGTCTACAGATGTAAACTCCTTTTCATATCTATTCTTAATAAATGAAAGAACATCTTCTTCATTTAACTGTGAAGATTCAGCGGGCTCTGTTTCTGTAGTTGTTTCTTCAATCTCTACTGTTGCAGAATCCTCAGTTTCATTTTGTTGCTGCTCGTGCTTTTCGAGCAACTCTTCTTCAATTTGCTGAGTAGATTTTTCTTCAACCGACTCAACTGCTTTTACTTTTATTTCCATTTAATTAAATTTTTACAAAGTTAATAATAAAATTTTTCTAATTTTATTTACTATCTTGGAGAGAACTCCGCTAAATCAAAACCATCTAAACTATCCTCGTTAGATTCAAATATCTGAGGAGGTAAATTATTTTTACGTTGATTTATTAATTTAGATTGCTCTGTGTTCTGCTGACTTATACGAGCAGCCTTAGCACCTTCTCTTTGAGATTCTCTTTCCTGCAATGCATTCTCAGAAATATCTCTAAGCTGCTGATTGTAGTTAAACTCCTCAGCCATCAACTGACTTTTAAGCTCAGCTTCGTTCTTCATCTTTTCTATTTCAAACGCAATCTCTGCCTGCTTTAACTGCATCTTACCTTGCATCTCTGCTTGTAGTTTCTGCATAGATGTTTGAGCAGCCATCTGTTGTGACTGCATCTGCTGCTGAGCTTGCATAGCTTGTTTCTGCATAGCTAACCTTTCTTCTCTATCTTGCTTTTGCTTACGTTTTAATTTTAAAAGCTGATTAGCAAGTTTAATGTTTTTAATCTCACGAATATCAATTGCATCTTCTAAGTTAATATCTTGCTTAGATAAAGCCATTTGAATATTCTGCTCAAGCATTGCTTTTTCTTCTTCATCAGGAGCAATCTCTAAAAATATACCAAAGTCATATATATATAAATCTGATATATCGTTAAGTATACTTACATTGTACTTACCAATTTTATTAGTAAAGTCATCTTTAAAGTCTGAGTATTCTAAAATATCTGCAACCCTATATGTAAGTGCCTCTGACAAACTTCTAAATATATAAAGGCTTCCGTCTAATATATGACGAGTAGCTACATTTGAATTTAATGCAGCAAGTTTCTGAAGACCTACCAATGAATCCGGGTCAGGCATACTACCATCTCTAGCTTCATTTAATCCCGTAACGGTCCTAATCATATTAAGATAGTAATTATAATTAGTAATAAGCATCTGTGTTTTAGATGCACCTGAGTTAGATGTTAACTGCTGTATAGGTACTCTTGCATTATTAAAGTCACCATCTTGTGTATATGACCTACCTATTACACTACCTGTTTGAAAATATAATCTTAATGCATCCTCAGGGTTATATGCGTTTCCTGTACCTAGGTCAACTTCATTTAATCCATCCGCATCTATATACACACCATCAGGTACTACACGTGAAATAACTTGTTGTAGTTTTAAGTGAGTCATCTGAATTAAATCAGCAAAAGGTATCATACGCCTAACTAAAGATTCAATAGCACCCTTATACATTCTTGGTGCAACTGCAACGTAGTTAGGTAAAGCGTGCTGACTTGTAGATTTAGGTCTAACCATATTCTTAGCAAGCTCCCACTTTAATATTATATTAGTACCCATAACCATTACGCCCTCATACCACACGTCAATAGTCTTTTCAAACTTTTCAAAGTTACCTTCTTCCATCACTTCAACAGGCGGGTCAAATTGGTCATCCTTTTCAATAACCTTACTAGCACCCGTAGCCATTACTTTTTTCTTATAGACCATCTTCTTGGTGGTCTTGTAGTTAAAGTACATTAAAGTAACTGTGTCTCTATAAAAAATATCGTTCTCATAAAACTGAGCTACGTTATAGTAATCATACCAAGACTGACTGTATTTAGATATCTCCTCTAAATCTTCATTGGTTAGAGAAGGGTCAATTTTTTTACAGTCTATTATTGGCATTGTTTTTATCTCACCCCAATAAAAGCAATCCTTAAAGTGAGGGTCTTCTGTATAGCTATACACAACGTTAGCAGGGTCAACATAAGACACCTTTACTCCTGAGCCCGGCAAGAACTCGTGCTTAGCTACCCCTATTCCTAGTACAGCTAAGTCATAATCAAATTGCTTACGTAAATCTAAGTAATGGTTCTCCTCAAGTAAAGTGTTAATAGCTTCTTCTTCAGCTATCTCAATTGCAGGTTTATAGTTTAACTGCATATATAAAGACAACTCTTCGTCTGTTGCAGGAAGTTCTTCAGCAGGCACAACAAATGGGTCTACCCCTGTTTGTGATTGTATTATCTGTAATACATCTTTAGCCGCCATTTGTCCCTCAACCATATCTTGATACTTAGAACGTTTAGCCTGAGACATAGCATCCTGTGCATAAGCCTTTACTTTAAACAACCTATCTGCCATACCGTTTACAACGATATCAACAAACTTTGGTATAATTGGAACGGGAGTCCAATCAAGATTTAAATAACTTAAATCCCCATCTACTGCTAGTTCACTTTTATATTTACTTATAGATTGCTCGCCTCTTGCGTATAATCTTAATCTATGAAACTCTCTCCATTGATTATAATATCTACAACTATTCCCATCTTTCCTGAACCACTCATACTGTATTGCTTGACCTATTTGAAGACCAAACTCAACAGTAGATTTTTCTGAGTCCGAGGCAAATTGACTAGGAAACCCTGCAGATGAAATGTTTAGTTTTACATCTTTCATCTAATTATTTGACTTATGTTACCGGTATTTGTGTACTTTGCAAAGTTAATCATTATTCTTGATTCTTTTTTTCCGGGCTGATATAGGTGTTTTTGACACGCCATAATTGCAAGTCCCGAACTAATAGACGCATCATATTTTGTTCTGTTGCTTATATCAAACTTAGCCCAATCCTCAAGAGTTCTGTTGAAGGGCATTGTGTTCATGTCTCCCTCTTCACCTTTTAATCCAACGTGTTTTTCAATATAAGACTCAATAGCTGCTGCGTGTGCCTGCTTAACATCCTCACTACTATTAGGTATACCTCCGAGCTCACGTTCTGTCTTAGATAGTTTTGTAAATACTTTATCAGGTCTATTCATACAGAATCCTCTGTACCCCCTGTTCTTAAAATGATACAATAACCTTGGTTTGTTATTCTCTATAAGTATTGGCATACCATAAAACACACAAGCCATAAGGACATCTTCAAAAAATATCTCTGCTGTTTGTGGTCGTGCTATGTATTCTAAAAAAAATTCGTTACTTGGTGCTTCTTCCATACTAAACTTTGTTAGTCCATGTAACGCACCATTAGAGCCAACTCCTCCAACAGTCCCCGATATATCATATGAGTCACATCCGAATGCTCCTATATGTTCATTGCCGGGATGCTTTACGCCTTTCTTTGATATTATATTGTTCTGTAGGTTTTTGTTTGGAACCCAAGATATAAAAAACCTTCCACGCTTATCAGGATTAAAAACAACTTGACTATCTTTAATTCCGTTCTTCCAACTAAACGAACCACGTGTTACATATTGGTCCGTAATCATTCCATCATTATAGTCTATCTGTTGGTATATCTTTGTTAGATTGAATAGAGATTGCTTGCTCTCATCCCTGAAGGCGTGTGACTCTGTCCTTGGAAACTGTCTGTAATATTCATTTAGTGCATCAGGGTCGTTCTTTAATGAATCAACTTCATTCTCCCAATACTCAATAGCTCCCATAGAAATCATTTCATTGTCAATGCCTAACACCTCAACAGGTGGCGTTTCTAAAACAGGCATTCCGTATCTATCTATAAATCCTTCCATATTCCACTCCATTGGAATAAACAAAGAATACATACCGCTTTTGGTTTGACCATTGGAGTTACGTTCAAATACATTTGAGTCATAATAAAGATGCTTGAAATTATCACCACCTTTAGATAAAGCATTTGATGTTGAACCCATCATACACTTACCTATAATCTTACTACCTAAACGTAAACACGTTTTAGTTACACGCCAATTGTTTAATATATTGTTAGGCTTTAACCACTTACCACTCTCATCGTGTACTAGCAATAATAACTTTTCACCATCGTAGCTGTTGTCGTCTGTGTTCTTCCAATCTATTGTTGTATCTAGTCCCTGTATTTCATCTTCATCAGAGTCATACATATTCTTTTTTGTAATCTTGGATGCGGGTACACGATAGGCAAGCTCTGTCTTCGGTTTATCCATACCATCCATAATTGGTTTAAAAAAGAAAGGTAGCCTACTGTTTATAGGTACAACCTTGTCTGTAAACATCTTCTTAGCATCCGAACCTGTCTTTGATAATATACCAACCCTAGCATCCTTTGCAAGAGTTCCTGTATTAACGCACTCGGATGATGACATAAATGAAAAACCTGAACGCCTAATCTTAAGGTATGTCATACCAAAACTTCTCTTGTCAGCCTTACAAGCCTCCCAAAAAATATATAGTAACCTATTAGCCTCTCTGTAGTCAGGGTATCCAACATCTATATTAGTCCACTGCAGATACATATAGTGTGCACCTGTAATATATGTAGGCACTCCACGATTCATAAACCAACACCCCTCTTCTCTGTAGTCAAACTCTTGCTCTATATAATCAACCCACCTAGATTTAAATTCAGATGGCATTTCATTCCATTGGAATATAGATTGAATTTTAGATAGTTGCTTTGGTATATCTTGCCTTTCCCAATACTGTTGTTTTTTATCTGTGTGCCTTTGAATACATTCTTTAGGTGCTTTAGGTAAAGCAATCTTTAAACCTGACACCTCAATGACATCACCTATCTCTCCTGTCTTTGATATTACAACTATGTCGTACTTGCTATTATATCCATAAATCCAAGACCTATTCCTGTTCTTATTTGATAGTACGCTTTTTGGTACTACGTTGTTAAGCAACCTATATAGTTCGTTATTTTGACCTTCTTTCAGCAAATCCCTGTTTAGTATCTATCTTATTATTAGGTAAAGTTTCTTCTAAAGATTCTTTTTCTTCTTCAATTCTTTTAAGTATTTCAAATGCATCGAATATAGCTAGCTTCTTTGTAGCTGCAGCATTCTTTAACCTATCGGCAGCAAGGTCATCTTCCGGGTCGGGCTTTATTATTTTTTCTTTTGCAACTTTAATAAGCTGTTCCACCGCTTGATGACCCGCCTCTATTATTTTTAACTTAATTTCTTTATTGCTCATACGACTAAAGTTATTGAGTGGTCATACATCCTGTAAATAGTTTCACCATCTACATTGAATTTATATTCTTGGTTTGGTTTATAACAAACAGTATCACCTGCTTCTACACCTTTATTTTTTAATCCTTCATTTATAATTACCATCTCTCCCATCAGTGGTTCTTTTGTAAAAGGTTTAAATATATAGCTGTCGGTTACAGGAACAGGTTTAATAAAACAATATCTATCGTACCCGTGCCACTTGCCATCTTTTTTATAAGCAAAGAATTGGTCAGGGTCTAAGAAAAAAATATTATCTTTCAAAAAACTTTTACCACTCTTACGCCTTCCTTTCATATCATTATAGAACTTGAAGACATTGTGATGAACTAATAGCGTGTCACCTTTTTCAATAGGTCCACAGTAATTTAAAGGGGTTTCAATAACAATAGCTTCTCTATTAGATGTAGACACATCCTCTTCCGATGTGCTAGTTATAAAGTCAATACCCCCTATGTTTTTGATGTTGTCGTATCTCCTTTTATTTTTAGGTTCTACAATAAATTGATAAATAGATTTCATTTTAAAAGTTTATATTGTACTCAATAGATATAGGCATTGTGTTTGTGAACTCTTTCCACAAAACAACCTCACTATTTTTTTCAATATATATTTTTATGGAATCAGAATCCTCGTAATGCTTGATTAAATGAATAGTATAATTGGCACCTAATACTTGTTGACCAACAAGATAGTGCATAGCTCCCTCTTTATAATCAGGACCTATTGAAATTTTTCTAATGTCCATTTGTTTAAATTAAATTTTTAACAAAGATAATTAAAAAACAATCATTAAAAAAAAGGAGTCCATGTACCTTGTACTAGACTCCTTGTTTTGGCTTTTAAATTATTTTTTTAATAAACAACGCATATATTGCTAGCAGCTCCTGCGGAAGCAGGGGTCCTATACAATTGACCTACCTGTAAAAATCCTGCTAAAGCAGCTGTGTTATCAGCGAATACAGGTAGATTTACACTTACTACAGATAATAACTGAAGCAATGATTCTACTGTATAGTTTTTAGTTTTCTTTAAATCCTGCTCATCAGTACCTATTAACATATCTGTTAGGTTAACCTGACCGGATATTGGGTATGTACTAATTAATGCCATATCTTAAGACCAAGGTAAAGGTTTAACAGCAGGAACTACAGGAGGATTAATTTTAGTATCAACCTGTAAAGCTAAAGACTTTTCTATAGACTCAACACCTTCTGTACCTAATGATGATTTAACCCATCCAACAACTTCTTCTTCTGTAAGATTTGCATAAGGTACAAAACCTTCTTCTTCTTTTGGCTCAATTACAATAGAACCTGCTGATGATGCTCTATATTCTTTTCCATCAACCTCTTCTGTACAATTTACTCTGTAAAGTATAGTTGTAACAAAATCTGTTTCATTTACTTCGTCTACTGTCTGTAAACTTTTTATTTTCCAAGTATAATTTTTCATTTTATGCTAATAATATTTTTTGTGATACTCCATTAATTACTACGTTCCAAACTTTAGAACTTGTATTTGTTTCTGTTGCTACAGCTCCTGAGTTATAGGTTGAAGAACCAACTACAAACTGATTATCTGCTGTTGCCTCTGCTTCTCTACCTAATAGTACAGAGTGACTAAAGTTACCTGTATTAATATTGTAACCTAGTCCACAATTACCGTTTGCATCTTCTGTTCCATATTCTTCTCCTCCAATCATAACATTGTAAGCACCTGTTGTAAGCTCATATAAAGCACCCATTCCAACTCCAACATTATAATTTCCTCCACCTGCATTAAACAATGCTTCAGCTCCTACTACTGTATTACCTGTACCTTGTCCATCACCCATTGCACTATATCCAACTGAAGTATTTGAATTACCTGTTGCATTAAAACCCTGTGAATAATGTCCCACAGCTACGTTTTGTGAACCACTAGTAACTACAAGTAAAGAATCTTTACCTACAGCTACATTTTGTGTTGCAGTTGAGTTATAAACAGATTTATGTGATTGAGCACCTACGGCAGTATTCTCTCCTCCATTCCAAGCATCATTACCTGAACGGTATCCAATATATGTATTATCAGATGTTCTTGAATTATATCCTGCAATAGAACCAACTCCTGTATTTCTATCACCATTAGTAAAAAGAAAAGAAATAAGACCAACAGCAACATTGTCAGTACCTGATGTCAGTTCTTTTAATGCTGATGTTCCTATTGCTGTATTACTACTAGCATCAATACTTTCCAATAATGCATTAGAACCTACAGCAACATTAAAGCTTCCTGTACTACTATCTTCCAATGCTAAATAACCTATTGCTACATTGTCTGTTCCTGTAGTATTGTTTTTAAAAGCATCTAATCCATAAACTGTATTGTTTGTGGTTGGTCCTGCACTCTCAGCAATATCTGCCATTGTGAAAAATGCTGCTCTTGCATTTGTTTGAGATGAGCCTAATTGTTCTACAGTTACACCTGTGGTGTCAGCTCTAAACTGTGCGTTACTTGGTACGGTTGCCATAATATTGTTTTTTTATTTTTGTTCTTCTTCTTTTGGAAATACTTCTCTTAATGCGTCAACTATTGTTGCTGCATCGTTTAAATTGTAGCATCCTTTTTGGATTGCTAAGTCTATTGCGTTTACTATTGTTTGTATCTTATCTTGCATAATGCAAATATAATTATTTTATTTTTTATCTTTACTCTTTGAGACTTCGCCTGTCTGTAAATTAATCACAGCGTCCTCTCCATATTTTTTAATAAGTTTTTCTTCTTCTTGTGCGAATCTTGCCCTTACCATAGTTACGTTTTGAATGAGTCCTGCTTTCTGAATTTCTAATTCACCAAGCTGAACTTTCATTTGCGTAAATTGTTTGTTTAAGTCGTTTATAGACTCTAACTCTGTTTTAGTTAATTTCATTTAATTATAATTTTCTACAAATATAAAACTTTTTATCTTTGCAATATGAAGAGCCCACAGGTAATTATTTTTATAGCTTTATATTCGCTTATAGCTACAGCCATTATAACTAATCTATTGTTTGTTGAAAAAGCAGAAAATAAGATTATATCACCTAAACACAATACTATATCTACCGATACGGTATATATGTCTATTGATAGCTTGGACTCTAAAAGAGATACTGTAAAAATATATTATGAAAGAAAAGTTAGCAATTATCATATATTGCCTTCTTCTGAACGTATCAGCCTATTCGCAAGTCGGATTAATAGATAACAACGGAGACACATTAGTTGCCATAACTCTTGAGCAGATGGACAACATATACGTTGAGCTAATCCAAAAGGATAGTTTAATGGAACAGGCTATTATAAGCTCTTCTAAGGAACTTAAACTATACGAGCTAGTAACTATTGCCGAGAATAATCTAAAGTCTTGCGAGAAGGTATTAAAAGACGTAGGAGATAGTAATATCTATTTATTGTCCGAGAACAAGAAAAAAGATAGTAAACTTAAAAGGACTAGAAAGGTTGCCATATACACTACTATTTTT